GAGCGCAGTTCACGTCCGGCACGCTCGAACGCTTCCTCGACCAGCTCAGACAGATCAAGGTTAAATGATGAGGTTCCTGATGTGATCGCCATTATCTAAACCCTGCTGTTTTCTTTGCGATGTTCTTAGGCTGAGCCACAAACTGCTTACCAGCCGCCTTACCAGCACGCTTCGCACGGGTCGTTGCCGCATACTCTGCGGGGCTCAGCGATTTTATCGCCTTCTCCGGCAGATAGCGCTCACCTGTTTTCGACGACGGCTTGCCGCTCTTGGTCCGCCACTTCTGGGCGGTCCAGTCTTTGAGCGACTTCTGCGGGGCTTTCACATCAGTCCTTGTACCCGCCGCCAGCGGCTTTGTACTTCTTGGCCACGAGCTGGGCTTTGCGGGCTGACCATTGGCCTGCCCCGGTACCCTGCGTTGCCGCAGCTTTGACTTGACTCACAATCCGCTTGCGCAGACTGGGTTTGGTGTAGTTACCCGCAGCATTAACCGAGCCGCCGTCAGCGTAGACGTCAACCGGATAGTCTCCGTCACGCTTCTTGATGACTTTGGGTTTAGGCATTTTGGAGGCTTTGACAGCCCCCATGCCACGGCTGGCCATCATGGCTTACACCATCTTTCCGCGAGTTTTGCCTTTTGTGCAGCAACCATCAGCACGGGTCACGCCGCCTTTAGCGTAGCCTTTTTGGCCGCGCACGCCACTACGGGCGTCTTTCTTGTCGGTCGTGTACTCGGTAACGCGCAACGATTTTGTGTACGCGTCTTCTATTTTGCCTTGGTCTTTTGCGTCCTTGGCTTCTTGCATTGCTGCTTCAATCATTTCTTTGGTAGCCATTACTGTCTCCTTAGCAGGCTTTGCCGCCGTAGGCCATCTTGACCATTGTGCCCTTGGTCTTGCCCTTGGACACCACGCCATCAGGCTTAGAGCCAGTCTTGACTGCGCCCATCTTGGTTGTACCGACAGAGCCACCAGACTTCATACCGGCGTGCGCTTTGGACGCAGGGGCTGCGGCATGTGCTTTCAAGGAAGTGGCAATGCCCCCCTTGGCCATCTTGGCTTCGGCCATCTCGTGTTTGATCATGGATTTAGGAGCGCCCTTCTTTTTCATGAAGCTCACTTCTTTGGCCATCATTGCTTTGGATTCTTTCATATGTCCACCTTCTTTAAAAAGAGCTGCTTTACCATGCTCGGTTTTTGACTTGTTGACTTTTTGCAGATCAGGTCTAGAACGCTGACCCGAACCAAACTTCAACCCCTTACTTTTCTCACTAAACTCCTTGGCCACATTTTGCGGCACGCCAGCCGCTTTGGCAAACGACGAGTTATGCGCCGCAGCGTCCATGAATTTCTTTTGTTTCGCGCTAGTTGAGGGCACTGCGTTGCTCCTTCATAAACTCGTCGAGCTTGGCATCCAGACGGTCAAGCCGCTGAATAACTCGGTTCATGTCGTTGTGCATGTCCATCTTGGCCACAAACTTTTCAGCGTTTTCTTCCCGAGTCTTGCTCAGCAAGATGGACAGACGCTTAACTTCGTCGTGGGAAATTTTTACCCAAAACAAAAGCAGCGCCGAAGCAAACGACAGGACGGTATTCCAGACTGGCAATTCCATATCAGCACTTCCAACGCGCCAGTGCGGCGGCTTTACGAGTCGGCTTACCCTTCTCGTCTTTCATCGGGCCCGGCATGCCAGACATGCGTGCGCAGAACGAATCCTTGCGCTTGCCGCCTTGTGGCTGGGGGGCTTTCAAGTTGCTACCTGTAGCAGCGTTGTATTTGGCACGGCCTTTGGCTGTCAGCCCAGCGCCCTTGGACACCGGCAGCTTCTCACCACGACCTACAGCAAGCGATGGAGTTTTCTTAGTTGCCATTGACGACCTTCAGTTTGGGGGTGCAATGCTCTGCGAGCAATGGGTTCAACACATCTTCAGCGAAGTCGCGGGTGAACTTCTCTTGGCCAACGTGTGGCAAGCTGATGGATGGATCGAGGAACACTGTGAAGCCGTCTTCAGCGGCGCGGTCACAGAACAAATAGTCCTCGCCGTAATACTCGCCGTTGACGATCTTCAGGTCGAAGATGGCGCTATCTGTGCGGTTATCGACGTTGTTGACGTAGGCCCACTCTGGATGCTTGGCGATCATTGTCTCAAGGACGTGACGCTGGATCATCATGAACCCAGTGCCAATACGCTTAACGCGCATCAAGCCGTTCTTGTCAAATTCCAAAGCGCCGTTCTCGTCGAGGTAATAGTCCAAGAAGAACTTGCGGTCCATGCCGCGACGAGGGTAGATACCAGCCGTGATGTCTTTGTCCAAGCTCAGGGCCAGCAAGCGGAGAATGGCGTCGGCAGTAACCACCACGTCGGCATCGACAAACAGTAGCGTGTCTGCGTCAGATTTGAGGAAGTCCGCAACCAAGCAGTTGCGAGCCTTCGTAATAAGAGAGCACCCCGAGAGGTGCGTGAGATAGAGCTTAACCCCCAACGACTGGACCTGAACGGCCAGATTGGACAAGGCAAAAGCTGAATCAATGTTCAGCTTGCCGTCGTAAGCGGGGATCGCAACCATGAGTTTGCGCCCAGCTAGGTTAATGCTCTTCTCGTTATCAGGCATAGAACACCGTTACTTTGGCGTTGGACAAGGTAGCGTAAATGCTGGTCTCGAACAACACGCCTTCGGCTGGGATCAGGACGTTGAATGTCTCACCGTTTGCCACAGTGTTCAATGTCATGATGGTTGTACCGCTGGAGCCGCCGTCTTTCATGATGACGCTACCTGTGGACGAACCGGGCTCGATCACCATGCCGCGCAAGCGTGCGCGGCCACCAGCAGCTGAGCCAGAAGCGGCCAGCGATATTGCTTTAACATCGGTTTGCATACCCATAATCAATCTCCTGTAAAGCAGGGGCCGAAACCCCTGAGATCAATTAGGAAGCAGCGATCGCTGTACCTGCGGGAGAAATCCAGTTAGAGCCGTTCCAGACGGCCAAGCAGGGTGCGCCAGCCAAACCGTTAGAAACGTAGATAACTTGGCCTGTAGTTTTGTCGGCAGCTGCAATTGCGTTAGCCGAAGTCACAGTGTAGGTAGGAGCGATGAAGCCGTTTGTCGATGCGACTGGGCCGGAGAAGGTAGTGCGTGCCATGATGATTCCTCATGCGGTTAAGGCGTATCTGTCTGCATGACGTCGGCCCGGAGCCGTCAGATACACCGGAAAGTCCGGGAGTGACTGCAATATACACCCAAAATGGGCAAAAGAAAAGGCCCCGAAGGGCCTTTTCATGGTTGGCTTAGTTAGAGCCAGAGCTGCCCCAGATACCCAGAGCATCAGACCAGCCGAACGAATAACGCTCGCGGGCCTTGTAACGGACGTTACCGGTGTCGAAGTCACCGTCCATGCTGTTTTGCAGCGGAGTACGGATGAAGTGCTTCAGACCGTTAGGCACGTCTGTGGTCAAGAACCAAGCGTTGTTGTCGGTCAAGAAGTTGTTAACGGTGTAGCCTTCTGGCACAGAACCGTTGTTCTTGATCGCGTTGATGTCGTTGTCAGCAGTGCCAACGCGGAGGTTGGTTTCCAACAGACGAGTAGCAACGAACTGCAAGCTTGGAGGAACAATCATCTTCTTAGGCTTAGCAGCGATCAACAGACCACGTTCATCAGTCCAAGCAGCGATCTGGATAACGGCGGCTTCCAAAGAAGTCTCGTTCAAGTCGGCTTGAGTAGATGGAGTGTTGCTGTTGGTACCACCAGAGATCAGAGGATGGTTCACCAAGGTGTTGGAGCTGTTGTAACCAAACAGCGAAACACCGTCACCGCCCAAGTAAGCACCGTTGAAGCCGTTGTTCAACACAGCGGCAGCTTTGACTTGCTTGGTGTAAGCCATAGCGCGGGCCAAAGACTTGGTGTAACGAGCGGACAGGCTGTCATACAAGTTATCTTCCACAGCTTCTTCAGTGATGGAGAAGCCCAACGCGATGGTTTCGTGGTTGTAACGAGTAGACCATGCTTCTTGTGCATTGTCATAAGAGATTGCGGAGCCTTCGTTCTTCACTGGAGCAGCGGAGAAACCAGACAACTTCACCTCTTCTTCAAAGCTACGCTCAGAAGTTTCGGTTTCGTAAATCTCTTTGTGTTGCTCACCATAACGAGCGTACTCCATACCGAACAAAGCGTTCAGACCGGGGAGCAGTTCCTTGAGCAGTTGTGCGCGTGAAATAGCCATGTTTTACTCCTTAAACACCGGTGGTGTTGTTGTATTGGTGAGTGTTGATCTTCACCAGCAACTCGGTGTAAACACCAGCAGAAGTGGCGGTCTCAGGGACCACGTCGATAACACGCAAGGGGATGGTTGCGGTAGTGCCAGCACCAGTCAATGTCACGGCAAAAGCCGAGTTACCGGTGGTAGTAGAACCAGCGTTCAACACCAAAGCAACGTTAGAACCGACATCAGCGCGGCTCGCGGTGCCCATAGTTGTACCAGAGGTAACAACGGCCACTTTGAACAGAGCTTGCTGGTCATCCACAACGTAAGCGTAGGCTGGGCTACCAGAGGTAGAAGCCAAAGCGGGGATGTACTGACCTTGCACTGTTTGACCAGACGAGTTCACGTACTGACCGCCCACGCAAACGCCAACGATGTTGCCGCTGTTAGTGGTGGTTGATTTAACCAAGAAACCGTCGCTGCCGATCAACACTGTATCGCCATTGAAAATGGCGGTAGCGAAGCCAGCGGCAACAGGAATCTGACGAATTGCACCGGCGTAGGGTTTACCATCAAGCGAATTGATGGGCTCCAAGCCATAAGGTGCCGAAACGGTAGGGTATGCCATTTAGGACTCCAAAATTTAAGAACCAGAACCGAAAGTAACCTTCGATTTCTTGTCCGAGAACAAGGGCATGCGAGGATCACTTTCACGAAGGAAATTGTTGTCCACGGATTCCATCTGAGACTTGTTCTGATTAGCGTAATACGCTGCTCGTTGATCCAAGAACTCTGACGGGATGCGGCAGAGCAACAAACCACCCACCTCAATGTTGCCTTTAAAGCGACCTTCGGTAGTAGCGTGCATCATGAGCTCAGGATATTCCTCTGCTTTGCAGGGTTCGTATCCCTCGCGGAGCTTAGAAGAAATATTTGATGGGTCAGCGACACCAACAGTGCTAGTCCGAATCCAGCGATGAGTCCAGCCGGGGCGGGCATCAGGGCTAGGTAGGGTCTCGGGCGGACGCCACGCTGTTGGGCGTTGCGCAACCGTGCGAGTATCCAATTCACGGGCCAGTCGGTTTTGTTTAGTACCGGTTTCCATCATTCACCTCTTTTCAGCAAAGCAACCTGTTTAGCGTATTGTTCCAAAGGGACCCCAAGACGGCGAGCGATCGCTGCTTCGGATGCCTTCAGTTTGACACGATTAGGCGGGGTGCTACGTGAGGCCGGAGCCACAACAGTAGCGGGTTTTGTTGCACGGCGGGGAGTTTCCTCTTCAGCCGGTTCTGACGTCTTTCGTGGAGGCGTTTCGTCATCCTCATAGCTCTGTTCACTTTCAAAGTGCTCAGGAAATCGTTTGCGCATCGTCTTGTCGATGGTACGGAAGTATTCTTCACTTCCTACATATCTCGGACCATACTCTTTCGCAAGTTTCTTGTCAAGCCCCATAGCAGTCATTGTCATTTCGTCGTCAACACCCCACCAATCGGAGTTAGCTTCGACCCACTTTTGGGTGCGGGGAGAAATGCTTGGAGACTGCTTTTGAGGCTGCTGCGGTGCAGGCTGGAAGTCTGTGTCTTCCACCTCGATAGGCTTCATGGTCGTGGCGCGGTCGAGCTTCAAAGTAGCTTGGGCTACTTCGGCTTGAGCTTCTGCCAATGCGTCAGAATCGCCCGTGTCATAGGCATCCTTGAACCGCTTTTTGGCTGCGGCCAACTCTGCCTCGGCGGCGGACTTAGAGGTCTCAATGTAGGCTTTGCTACCTGTAGCAAGCTGCTGTTGGAGGCGTTTGTTCTCCTCGTAGACCTGCTTGGCATATGCTTCAGCGGCCTGACGCTCGCGCAAAGCTTCTTCTTTGGCGCGGCGCTCGTCGTGGTAGCCACGAGTGAACTTCTTGATACGCGCTTGGACCTTTTCGTCGTACGAGTTCAGCTCGTCTTCGGTTGGGTCTTCGGGAGGTGGCGCAGCCTTACGGCCTCGGTCTTCCGGCGGGGTATCGTCTTCAATCTCTACTGAGAACTTGTCGTCTTCAGCAGCGGCTTGTTTGGCTTCCTTTTCATCAGGAAACTCGAACTCTTCACCTTTGAAATCGGGTAATGGCATGTTTTACTCCTTACGATGCACGTGTGATGCCACGGGGGTCTTCCACAACTGCTTCAACCGTATCGTCATTGATGATGCGGAATTCACGGCCATGAATCTTCAGGCGGGTGCCTGAATTGGGGCGGCAGATGATGAAATCACCTTCCTTGCATGACGGACCAGATGGGAAGCGAGTCTCATCTTTGTACGCGTCAGGGCCAACCTTCACTACGAACAACACTGGGGTCAGCATCTCTTCGTAGTGCATGGATGAGCCAGCTTTAATGATGCCAACTTCGCTGTCGGCGTACTGCTCCATAGCCTCGGGGACTACGCACAGAAGATGGAATGTTTTCGGGTCAGGCAGCTGCTTGGCTTTCTCCTCGGCACTTGTATTCAAAATGCCAGAAAGGTCCACAGCGGACACGTTAAATTCACTCATCAGATTGCTCCATTCTTTGCACAAGGTCTTTGACAATGGTTTCTGCATGTGTGAGACCTCGGATCACACCGCAGACGTGACGATACTCGTCAAACGTTTTGGCACCACCTGCGGAGAGGTGGGTTTCTTGGTCGCTACGGAGCTTGTCGATCTCCTTAGCAACGTATGCAAGCACTCGGCTGTTGTCCAACTGTTACTCCTTATTGTCGCGTGGTGTACGATTTTGGGTAGCTTGTTGGCGGCGCTGCATCGCAAGCTGCGCGTTGCCCTTGGCGGCGTCGAGACTCATGCGAGCGCCTTCGGCGTTTGTCTGCTGCTTGAGCTTGTCGCGTGCCACAGAAGTAGTGGCGTTGACCTGCATGGCTGCGATCTCTTTCTGCGCGGCGATCCGAGCTTTCTCGATTTCGAGCTGAGTGGCCTTGGCTGCTGCCTCGGTCTGCTGCTTCTGCGCCTTGAGCTGCAACTCCTGCATCTTGATCTGGAGTTCTTGCTGCTGCATCTGCACCACTGGGTCTTGGGCTTGCTGCTCTGCTTGTTGCTGAGCCGCTTGCTGCTGGTCCCGCTGGAGAATCTGCTGTGACGCTTGCGCTGCCATCATGGCGATCTTGTCGGCCAACTCTGGAGGAATCTGCTTGTTCTGCTCTTCGGTCGGCAGTGGCATGCCCATCTGCATCTCGATCTGTTTGCGCATCTCGAACGCAATGTGCTCGTTGATGTGCGCCATAGCTGCAGCCATGATCTGCTGAGCGGCGGGATTCATCTGCAACAACTGCTGCACCTTGGGGCTCTGGATAGCAGCCATGTGCACTTGGATGTGCGCCTCGTGGTTCTGCTCGATAAACGCCTTGACGGGTTTGCCGTTGAGCACCGCTTGGTTCTCAGCCACTGGGTCGGTAGGAACTGCGTCCTCCTCGACAGGCACCAGCTTGTTGGCGTTCTTGATGCCCAGCACCTCAATCATCTGGCGATGCAAGAGTGGCAGGTTATACAACTGAGGCGCGGACTGCGCCAACTGCAACACGGCCTGATACTGCACAACCTTCTGCGCCATAGTAGCGGCGTTGGGGTCGGACACAGGGATCACGTCCACCATGTCGTAGTCGGCCTTCTTCACCATACGCGAGCCTTCCTCGGGCTGGTATGCGTACTCTTCTGGTGTGTAGTCGGCGATGATGACTTTCAGGAGTTTGAACTCCTGCTTCATGGCGTAGTGCAGGCGGGCCTGAACAGCAGACATCACCTTCAGCGTGCGCTCAAGCAACGCCAAGGTCGTACCCACAGGAGCCTGCGACGACATGTCGCTCACACTCATATCACCAGAAGACGCGAAGGCGCGGCCCTCAGACACGATCTGGTTGAACAGTGTGAACAGAACCTGACTTGGTTCCTTGTATGGCAGCGGCAGGATGTTGTCGCGGATCGAACCGCTTGGGACGTCCACATCACGGAACTCACCGGGAGCGATCGGGGTGTCGTCACCCTTGATGCGCAAGCCACGGGACTTCAAACCACCGGGCAAGTTGGAGAGCGTACCGGCGTCCACCAACTGGCGGATCAGCATCGTTGCGCTCTTGGCGTAGCCACCGATCAAGTGGATCAAGCCGTAGCCATAGAAGCCAAAGCCGGGGATGTATTGGTAGTGCACGAAGTGCTGGCGCTTGAGCTTGAGAGGATCATCCTCGTACCAATTCCTACGAATGGCCAATACTTTGCGCGTGCCCTTCTCGATGGTCACCACGTATGGCAGCGCAATGCCTGTCTCCTCACCGTCTTCTTTGTCCTCAAACCCTGCGAGGTCCAACATGACGTGCATCTCAAGAACGCGGAAGCGGTCGTCTTGGATCGCAGACATGCCGTTCTCCTCGGCCTTCTGCTTCTCAATGTCGTCCAGCTCCACAACCGGCTCACCCAAGTCCTCGTCCATATAGAACCCAGCATGCTGGAGCTTCTTCATCTCGTTCTCGGTCTTACGCATTACGTGCGTAACGCGCTCGGCATCCTCAATATTAGATGCGCCGTACGGAACAACGATGTCTTCAGCGGGAATGAACGTAGCTACTTGGCGACCTTTCGATGGGTCGTAGTACACCTTCTTGAACGCGGAACCTGCCAAGGGCAGAGACCACAACATCTTCTCGTGCTCGGAGCGATACTCAGTCATCACCTCGGTGAGCTGGTAGTTCATGTCCTCACGCACGCGGGCTGCGGCTTCTTCGCGGAGCACGTCGATCGCGCCAACGATCTGAGTCTTCACGGGGCCCATCGCTGGGAACGTCTCCATCATGGACTCTGACTGGAAGCGCACAACGGACTCGGTCAGCATCGGGTGGAACACACCACATGCGCCTTGCCACGGCTCAGTACGGTTTTCGTACTTCAAGCCCAACAACTTCAGGCCATCCACATACGTCTGAATCCAGTCGCGGCGATCACCGGTATCTTTGTCAAAGTCCGCAACCAACTCTTCGCCCAGAGCTTGCAAATCTTTGTCGTCCATGAACTCGGCAAGGTTGGCATCAAATTCTTCCGCCGTGCCTTTGGTCTCGGCTACATCTTCCATCTCGCCGTCGATGGGCTCGAGCTCCAATTCGATCTCAATATCAGGTAGGCCCTCTGGAACAATGCTGTCCAAACCCATAGGCGCTGCGTATAAACCTTTTTCCATGACGTGTCCTTACACTGTGTAGTACCGCTCTTTGCGGTGACTTCTGAACCATTGAACATCCTCGGGCTCGTCCACCGGCAAGCGCAAGAACCCACCTTGGCGGAACCGCATAAGTGCCAAAGTCGTCGCGTCCACCAAGTCATCGTGTTCGCCAGAAGGAAACGCCGCGATCTCATCGACCAGCTCTTCCGCCCAACGTGTCCGGGGAACCCATACTTTCCCACTCGCAATTATGTCTGAGACTGAGTTCAAACGGGCAATTTTGTCTTGCCCCTTGCTCGGCGTGTACTCCATGACCGGTATGCCCATCGCCCGAAGCTCATATATAAGAGGGGCGCCCGTGGCCTTCTTCTCGATCAACAGCCCATCGGGTTCGTAGTCGTTGTACTCCCTGAGCACGTCGCGCTTCAAGTCCACCCACTCAACACGCTTCTTATATGTATTGAGCAAGATGATGTTTTTCGACTGGTCCTTGTAGTGCGTGAACACCCCCCACGTCGTCCCTGCGGAGTAGTCGGCACGCTGGTGTTTCTCAAACGCCGTATCCCAAGTCTGGAGGATGTACTCGCACTCAGGCGGACGGTCCTCCTCCCACCACTGCCACCAATCTCTTTTAACTATGGCGCTTTCATTCCCGACTGGGTTCTGCTGGTACTGCGCCTGCCACTTGGAGTTTGGCAGTTCTTCCTTCAGCGCCTCCAGCTCCCCCAAAGACCAGAACTGTGGCCATAAGGGATTACCCGAAGGTAGGATGGCTGGGAACTCAATCACCTCCCAGTCCTCGCCTGTTCTCTGAGCAGCGGACTTCAGCACCTGACCCGTCAAATCTCTCTGGGCCCAGCGCGTCATCACAATCACGATCGCCCCACCGGGCTGCAGACGCTGACGCGGACCTGACGTATACCACTCGTACACTTTGTCATACACGTCGGGGTTGGTAGCCGCCATCGCAGCTTCTTGTTCTGAGTGCGGGTCGTCAATAATGAGCACGTCGGCACCCTTACCGGTCACCGTACCGCCCACACCGATCGCAAAATAGTCACCGCCCTTGGAAGTGTTCCACCGCCCCGCAGCTTTGGAGTCGGACTGCAGGCTCAGGTCCGGGAAGATGCTGCTGTAGACCTCGGAGTCCACCAAGTTACGCACCTTACGGCCAAAACCTACCGCCAGCTCGCCCGTGTTCGACGCCTGAATAACTTTCTTATGAGGAAACTTGCCCAGAAACCAAGCGGGAAGAAGGTAGGACGCAAACTCTGACTTCGTGTGCCGTGGCGGCATGTTGATGATGAGTCTTTTACAGGTTCCATTGGCTACTCTCTCAAACGCCTCGGCCATGCGCTTGTGGTGTGCACCGGAAATGAACGTCGGCCACACTTTTTCTACAAACTTGATGAATTTAGTCTG